ATGGAATACAATGGTCTGAAGTATGACTATGATAAATCAACTGTACTAGGAGATGAACTTGATGAACAAATATCTAAACTTAATATCAAACTTAAAAGTTTTCATTCTTACGATAATTTTAATCCCAATTCTGGCGAGCACCTATCTGTTTTTCTTTATGGTGGGATCATTAAGGAGCGTTTTCAATGCCCCGTTGGACATTATAAAACTGGCTTACGTGCAGGCGAAGTCAAGCTTAGGTGGGAAGAGAGGGACAAAGAATTCCAAAGATTAATTAATCCTTTACCTAACACTGAGCTTAAGAAAGAAGGGTTCTTTAGTACTAATGAAGATACCCTACGTAAACTTAAGCCTAGAACAAATGATGGTAAAGAAATACTAAAGATAATACTAACACGAGCTACTATGCAGAAACGTATGACTACATACTATCATGGGTTAGTTAAATTAATTGATGAGATGAAATGGAAAACAGATACAATCCATGGTCAACTCAATCAATGTGTAGCAAAAACAGGTAGGTTAAGTAGTAGTAAGCCTAACTTACAGAACTTTGACGGAGAGATTAAGACACTCTTCACAACTAGATATGGAGAATCAAATGAGTAGAGACGACTACATTGGTGTATCTTCACCAGAAGAAGATGAAGAGTGGGCAATAAAAGAACAACAACTAGCAGCAGAAGAATCACATAAACATTTTGTAATACAAGAGTTTAGTACTATAGTAGTAGCAGATGGAGCAGCGTCAACGCTGGGACAGATGTCTGAAGAAGCTCGCCATGATATACAACAAATGGTATTACATCAGTACATGGAAAGATTAACTAAAGCTAACTCAGGATTATAATATGTTATTAAACGCAGATGCTAAGGCTCTCGAATGGGTATGTGCTGCTTATCTATCACAAGATAAGACAGCTATTCAAGAGATACATGGTGAGATTGATCAGCATACAGACAATCAAACAAGATTTGGATTACCTTCTAGGTTAATAGCTAAGACGTTTGTCTTCAGATTAATCTATGGTGGTAGTGCCTTTAGTTATGCTAACGATCCAAACTTTAAAGAGATCGGTAATGAATCGTTCTGGCAAAATGTTATTGATGAGTTCTATAAAAAATATACTGGGCTTAAAGACTGGCATGATGAAATCTTTTTACGTGCTAAGAAAGATAACAAACTAACTATGCCAACAGGTAGAAGATATGATTACTTACCTGAGATAAACTCTCAAGGTAATCTAAAATATCCACGTACTAGGATACTAAACTATCCAGTGCAGGGGTTAGGTGCTGACCTAATGGCAATCGCAAGAGTGTCATTACGCAATAGGTTAGCAGGTGTTGAAGGTGTTGACTTAATTAATACTGTACATGATAGTATCATGCTTGACTATGATGAAAAGGTATGTTATACTAATAGTATAGTAGAGATAGTTAACAACTGTTTCACTGATATACCAAAGAACTTTAAAATGTTATTTGGTAAAGAGTTCAACCTTCCTATGAGGGTTGATATACAAACTGGATCTTCATGGGGTAACCTAGAAGATGTTTAATAAGGAGAAGTTATGCAAGTAAATGTCGTTGATGTATCAAACTTAAACACACACACTGCTAAGAATGGTAGACAATATCAATCAGTAGAAGTGATGTATAAGAATGACCAGGGTCAAGCTCAGAATAAAAAGCTTATGTCCTTTGCTAATCCCGCTGTGTTTAAAGCAGCCCAGGAATGGCAGAAGGGAGATGTAGTACATGTAAGTACTGAGAAAGACACTAATGGTTATTGGCAATGGACAGCAGTAGGTGGTGCAGATGATACAACTGATACAGGTGGTTCATCAGCTCCAGCAGCTCAAGGTAATGCAGCTAAACCAGCAACTAGAGTTTCAGGTAGTAACTATGAAACTAAAGAAGAGCGTGCTGCAAGACAAGTAATGATAGTCCGTCAATCATCATTAAGTAATGCCGTAGCTACACTAGGAATTGAAGGTAGCAAGGCAACAGCTAATGATGTAATTAGTTTAGCTAAACTATATGAATCTTTTGTATTAGGCTTTGTATCTAATACACCAGATATTACAGATGAACCAAGTGATATACCATTTTAGGAGAGTAATATGACTAAAAAAGAAAAACATACATACATATCTATAGGAGTTTTCTTTGTAATCCTAGTGTTTATAGGTACTTCAGAGAAGGCAGCAATAGATAATGTAACATATGAAAGTGTAGCAAAAGAGTTTGTAGCACCACCATCGTTACCAGCACTTACCGGTGATCCAGTACTAACTCTTGCAGAGCTACCAGCATTAGAAACTTTACCAGAAATAACTGGTATAGTTTCACCAACAGCAGACGATTTACCTCATCTAACTTTACCTCCTTTGGAAGGATAATATGTTAGCATTAATTGACCATGATCTCGTAGTCTTTCGATGCGCTGCAAGTGCAGAGAATGATGACTTTGGTATCGCTGTACATAGGGCGGAAGGCTTACTAGATGAATTGTTAACCAAGACTGGATGCACAGAGTACCGTGCATTCCTTACTGGTCCAAACAATTTTAGAAAAACTATCTACCCTGAGTATAAAGCTAATCGTACAGCAGCTAAGCCTAAACACTTAGGTGCCTTACGAGAATATGCTTTAGAAAAAATGGGTGCAGAAATGGCTCCAGAAGGTTTGGAAGCTGATGATGCTATGGGTATTAATCAAACAGAAGATACAGTAATTGTATCTCTAGATAAAGATATGCTTATGGTACCAGGTAAACATTTCTCATGGGAAATTAAAGGTAAAGGCTGGTCTAAACCTGACAGATGGCTTGATCAAACAGAACTTGGAGGTCTTAAGTTATTCTTTGAGCAATGTTTAAAAGGAGATTCATCTGATAACATTAAAGGTATAGCTGGTATAGGTCTTAAGAGAGCTCAAGATATTCTTACTGGAAAGGAGACTGAACAAGAACTCTTTGATGTAGTTCGAGCTTCTTATAGTAATGATGAAGAGTTTATAATGAATGCTAGTGTCTTATGGATAATGAGACATGAAGGAGATGTATGGAGAGATCGTTTTAATGCCTACATTTAAGTCAGGGCTTGAAGTAAAAGCTTGGAAGATACTTAAGAAACATATTCCAAGAGTTAAGTATGAGCCAGATGCTATCCCGTATAAGCAACCTGCAAAGGAGCGTAAGTACACGCCAGACTTTAAGGTTGCTAACGGTGTATACATCGAAGCTAAAGGGAAATTGGATCTAGCTACTAGACAGAAAATGGTTTGGTTTAAAGATATGCATCCAAGAATTACGATAATATTCTTATTTATGAATCCAGACAATAAGATTACTAAGCGTAGTAAAACAACATATGCTATGTGGGCTGAGAAAGAAGGGTTCATGTGGTTAGACTTTAGGAGAAATTGGATAGATGATTATTTCAAACTTTGTAGAAAATAGTGATGGTACTAGTGACTTTGATTTTAAGGTAGATGCTAAAGAATCAGAGTTTCTAATGTCCTTTGCTATTAAAGCTCTCATGCGTGAGGGTATAATTAAGTCAGCTCTTGATGAAGAATATAATCAAGAGATTGACTTACCATTGGAGACTAAACACTAATGAAAAAGCATCTCGTAATTGGAGATACGCAGGTAAAGCCAGGCATTAGTCTGGCTTATTTGTCTTGGATAGGTAAGTATATTGTAGACAAACAACCTGACGTTATTGTAATGATTGGTGATTTTGCTGACATGCCTAGCTTGTCTAGTTATGATACAGGTAAGAAATCATTTGAAGGAAGAACATACAAAGCAGACATACGTGCTGCAATTAAAGGTATGGATACACTGTTAGCTCCTATGCGTGCGTTGAATAAACGTTTGCTTAAAGCTAAGAAGAAACAATATAAACCTAAAATGGTACTCACTATGGGTAACCATGAACAACGCATTAAGACTGCTATTGAGTATGATCGGAAGTTAGATGGTCTTATATCATTTGAGGATTTAGAATATGAGAAGGCTGGTTGGGATGTTGCTGATTTTCTGGACGTTGTCAGTATTGATGGTGTGGCTTACTCTCACTATTTTGCTAGTGGTGTCATGGGTAGACCAGTCACTTCTGCCAACGCTTTAATAACTAAGAAACATATGAGTTGTGTTGCAGGTCATCAGCAGGGTCATTCAATTGCTTATGGACAAGATGCAACAGGTAAACAGATGACTGCTATCATTAGTGGTAGTTGTTATATGCATGATGAAGACTATTTATCAGTGCAAACTAATCAACATTGGAGAGGGTTATATATGTTACATAATGTAGAGAATGGTTCATTCGATGAATGTGCTATACCATTACATTATCTTAAAAGAAAGTACAAATAAGTATTGACTTTTAGTAATATATATGCTATACTATTAATATGACTATAGCTTCTGAAGAACAAATAGGTGGTAATCATTATAAAAAATATAAGATACAACCTATAGAATTTATAACAAAGAATAACATTCCTTTCATTGAAGGTAATGTTATTAAATATCTTCTCCGTTGGAGAGATAAGAATGGTACAGAAGATTTAGATAAGTGTATCCATTACATTGAACTATTAAAGGAAATAGAGGACTTTAAAAATGCTGGCTGAAGGACTATTTATACTAACAGTATCACTTAGTGGTGATTATAATGACCTAGAGTTTGTTGGGTTTTTTAATGACTGCCCTTCAGCAATGGTTTACTATGATGAACACTGTAATCAATATAAGGCAGCAAGCTGCCTATTAAAAGAATACAGCATGATACCAAAGAATCATGTAGACCCTAGTCCATTTGATTTTAATACAATTAAAGAATCACAATCCTGTGGATTCGTAGGTGTCGATACAAGGACTTTTACTAATTGATAAAAGTTAAAGATAAAAGAATTTGTAATAACTGTAAAGATCCTGCCATCATATGGTCTAACAACAAGTGGTGGTGTTCTAAAATAAACAATCCAGGTGTCATGAATATAATTGGTATCTGTTATAAGGAGAAGAATAATATGGAAGGTCGGTCATAGTATGGCATTTACATTTAAAGACGTATGCGATAATCTTGAAAAACTAGATGAGGTTACATTACTCGAAGTACTAGATATTTCTTCAGAAGATATTGTAGCAAAGTTCCAAGATAAGATAGAAGATAACTTTGAAGAATTATCAGAAGACTTAGATGACGGACAAATAGAATTATTTAACCAACAGATAGATTAGGAGACAAGCAATTGGATAGTTATCAGAAAACGATAGCGGCAAGTAGATATGCACGTTACATACCGGAACTAAATAGAAGAGAAACATGGGAAGAAACAGTAGATAGAATGGTTACATACCTTCAATCTAAAACACCAGGATTAGATAAAGAATTTAAAGAAATTAAAGAAGCTGTTATTAATTTAGAAATCATGCCATCTATGAGACTAATGATGTCAGCGGGAGAAGCCTGTGAAAGAGATAACATTGCAGCTTATAACTGCTCTTATCTTGCTATTAATAATAAACGAGCATTTAGTGAAACCCTATATATCTTAATGAATGGTACCGGAGTTGGGTTCTCTTGTGAACGTCAAGAGATCTCTAAGTTACCTAGTATTCCTCATGAGTTAACAGTAGTAGATGATGTAATAGTTGTTGGTGATAGTAAATTAGGGTGGGCTAAAGCCTTTAAGAAACTGTTATCTAGTCTATGGGAAGGTGATATACCTACAGTAGATTACTCACATGTAAGACCTGCAGGAGCAAGACTTAAGACCTTTGGTGGTCGTGCTAGTGGTCCAGAACCATTAGAAAGGTTGTTTAAATTTGTAATAGAATCATTTAATCATGCTAAAGGTCGTAAATTAAACTCATTAGAAGTACATGATATAATTTGTATGGTAGGAGAAATTGTAGTCGTTGGTGGCGTTAGACGTTCTGCCCTCATCTCACTATCTAATCTAACAGATAAACGCATGAGAGAGGCTAAAATGGGTGCCTGGTACAATGATTTCTCTCATAGAGGACTAGCAAATAACTCAGTTGCTTATACAGAAAAACCTGATATGGAAACATATATGGAAGAATGGGTATCCCTAGTTAAATCTAAGTCAGGTGAACGTGGTATCTTTAATAGAGTTGCTGCACAAGTCCAAGCAGCTAAGCAAGGTAGAGATAAAACATTATCTTATGGTACTAATCCTTGTTCAGAGATCATACTACGTGATAAACAGTTCTGTAATCTAACTGAAGTAGTAGTAAGACAAGGTGATACAGAAGAATCATTAAAACATAAGATTAGATTAGCTACTATACTAGGTACATTACAATCTAACTTAACACATTTCCAGTTCTTATCAGCAGAATGGGTTAAGAACACAGCAGAAGAGAGACTACTTGGAGTTTCCTTAACAGGTATTATGGATGCCAAGATTACATCACATCCAGATCCTAAACTATTAGAGAGGTTACGAGACCATGCTAGAAGAACCAATCATACTTACGCAGACCAACTTGACATCCCACGATCTAGAAGTATTACGTGTGTTAAACCTTCTGGCACTGTTTCTCAGCTCGTTGATAGTGCTAGCGGTATTCATGCTCGTCATAACAACCAATACATAAGAACAATCCGTATGGATAAGAAAGATAGTAT